CGGAAGATCATTGCCGAAGCAACCTCCGCCGCCGTCCTTCTTGCCGCACTTTTCAGCCCATCAAACAGGTTCTCACCTTGGAAAAGGGCATCGGCAAATGCGTCCTGAATCCCGTCAGCCGCGTTATCCCAAACACGCTGCGTTTCACGCGCCGCCTCCTCTTGCGCACGTTGCGCGTGACGCGCTGCGTCTTCTGCCGCATCAGCTACCGCTTGGTAGTCATCCCTTATGCCCTGCAGCACTTCCTGTTGACTTACGAGGGTTTCTGCCAGTCGCCGAGCCTCTTCGTCTGTGCCGGCGAACCCCTTGCTGAGGATTTCGAGCTTCTTCTCTACAATCGAGTATTCACGCTCGGATGTACGAAGGGCAGCAATGAGTTCTTCGTTGCCGTCAATCTCTTCCTGGATGGCCTTGGTGAGCTTCTGGTGCGCCTTCTGAGCCTGCTTCTGTTCCGCGGTAAGCTGAACAACCTCCGTTGTTATCTCCGCGGTCTGATCGGCAACTTCTTCTTCCGCATCAGCAAGCTTGTACAGCTCCTCACGCAGGGCCTGAGCCTGTTCAAGTGCCTCACGCTGTTTCCTTAAATTCTCATGGAAACCTGCAATATCACCGCGAGAACCGGCCTGTGTGCCTAGGAAACGGAATGCTTCGGCCTGACCCGTAAAGAAATCCATCTCCCGCTTGACGGACTCCGCCGTTCGAGCGGCTTCGGCACCGAACACGTCGCTGACCGAAAATCCGGTGATCTTTTCAAACTGCCCGAGAAGGTCGCCAACCGCTTCAATAGCCGACGCGGCGCCGGAAGCAATGTTTGCCATCCCCGTGACAATGAAAGTCAGACCTTCTTTGAAGCCGTCTGACGCGATGATTTCGCGCATTTCGTCAAGCGCTTCGTTCAGCGCGCGGGTCGAATCCGTCGACTGTGCAATCTCACCAGAGACTTTGAGCAACTCGTTCTGGATTTGCTGCAGTGCGCCACCGACCGTGCGGGGTATTTCGCGAAATTCATTCTCAAGTGTACTGGTTTGGCTCAGAAGCGCGTCAACAACGGCTTTCCCGGACAGTGCTCCTTCGGCACCAAGGTCACGAAGCTGACCAACCGTAATCCCCATGCCGTCAGCAATTGCTTGGGCGAGACGCGGTAGTTGTTCAAGTACCGACCGAAGTTCGTCTCCACGGAGTGCGCCGGACGCAAGCCCCTGAGAGAATTGGATCAGACCGGCACTGGCTTCCGTTGCAGACGCGCCGGAAACGACGATTGCCTTCTGGATGTTCTCCGTGACTTGAAGAAGCTCTTCTTGGGTCTTTCCAAGTGTTTTCGATGAGCGTCCAATTCGAGCGTAAAGGTCAGCCGTCGCCGCGAACGATTGACGTGTGTTCTGCGACGACTGGAAAAGGGCGTTCGTTACCCGTGTCAGCTCTTCTGTGGACCGAGTGACCAGCTTCAAACGGGCCGTCATCAACTGGTATGTATCGGATGCCTGGACAAATTCGCGACCAGCCAGGGCGACACCGAGCGCAACGGCCGCTCTGCCGGCTGTCTTCAGTCCTCGCTCAAACCCCGAAAGGCTTCTCGTGCCCCTGTCCGTGAAGCGATCGACATCCAGACCTGCTTTGCGGAGTTCCGACCGGAGTTCGCGAGAATCTGCCTCAAGACGGAAAAGGAGTTCGTCAACGACCGTACTCATGATTGTTCACGCTCCTCTTCCATCCAGTTTTTAAGGCGATTTATGTCGGCGCTGGTAAGGCCAGACTTGTCTTTGGCAAAAGGCCCAATACCTTTTGTTCGGCAATAGCCGATATATGCAGACGTGACTTCGTGGAACGTTGCGTTCCAGAACGTGTCGGGCGACCACCGCAAGAGACCCGTGCAGACTTCCTGCCAGGTCTCAATGACGTTGCTTAGTCGGAGGTCGTTTCGGGCTTTTTTTCGTCTGATCCCTCTTGGTCCTTTGGCAGGGTTTCAAGATAGGCCTTGTTGCCTCGCAGCGATCGTGTGAGGAATTGGGAGACGGGCGCGATCAGGTTCATCATGCCTTCTTCCATGACCATCTCGGCAATCTGTTCCTGGTCAGGGGCGTTTTTCTCATGACGCAGAATGTGGAACAGGATCGCCACCAGCTGGGTCAGACTTCCATTCTGTTGAACAAACTTGAAGCCGAGCGACATGCTGCTCTGGTTCGTCGCCATCTCAATGGCCGAAATGATCTTGAAGGTTGGGCGAACGAAGTACGTTTTACCACCAAGGACGATTTCAACTTCGTCGCGCGGGTTTTCATTCTGCGTCATGAGTGTTCAATCCTTAAGAGGCTGAATAGGTGACAGGGCCGTGTGAGCTGAGCGTGACCGAGAAGGTTTCGGCGTTCGTGTGGTCGCCTCCCCGCTCGAAATTCGTCACAACAAACGTGCCCAGGTATCGGTCGCCTTTGCCTGACACGAGTTCGGCCTCAATGTTGGTCTGGTTGAGAATTGCCGTTTGAAGCGCCTCAAGCTGCGTCGATGAGGAGTCGAGCAATCCAGATGCTGAGACCTGCATTGACCGAACACCACCGGCAGCAAACATCTCACTCCATCCTGCGGAGGATTTGTTTGTCACATCAACCGGGTTTCCGTTGAGCGTGATGCTTGTATTGGTCAGACCGGCCACGGTCACGTAGCTCGTTGGGCTGGTACCGTCGCTGACTTTCAAGAGAAAATCGCGACCCGACTTTGGCGTGATTGAGCCTGTATTGGCCATTTTTTCTATCCTTCTAAAAGAAAAGGCCCGCTTGATGCGGGCCCGTCAGTGGTGGATTTTTTGAGAAACCTTCGCCTCTCTTCGTGCCAGAGTTCCGCAAGGGGCATGCCTTCGCATCCCTCCATTGTTGGAACGCCCAGCGTGTAGTGAATTGCTTTTGGCGTACCCTCCAAGGGCTTGTTCACACCGGATAACCAGTTCCATGTTGCCGGCAGTGCGCCGATTTCGTGATCTTCCATCCATGCAAACGCGTGAAGCCACTGCCCGGGACGTGTATTCATCTCGCGCGGCGTAAGGGACATGTTGGCCTTATGGCCGCAGTTCCAGAGAACGAGGCTTGACCAGTTTTTTCGGAAGTACCGGGTCTGAACTACGCCGTCCATCTTATGGGTTTCCGATGGGTTCTGATCGTGCTTTACAACCTGGGCGGCACATGACTTGTCGAACAGATCAAACAGCTCCGCGACATCTGATGTGAATAGAAAGTCACAATCAACGAACAACGCGCGACCTTCATGCATCATCAGGCTTGGGACCAGGAACCGGCTGAAAGAGAAGTCGGTTGAGAACGGCTTGCCATCAAACTTGTCGTATTTCTGACCGCCTTCCACCGCCCATTCACGGGTATAGAGGCCTGAATGTCTGAGAGCTGGTTCCCGAAGCATTTTGATATTCAGCGGAACCGATGAGTGACGTAGCAGAGAGTGAGCGCAAATCTGCGCGGCTTCACGTTCCCTTGTGTCGTAGCCGATATAAACCGTCTCTACTGCCATCCGAATACCCGATCATCGCCAATGCGCAGCAACTCCGTTGCGCCATGTTCAACAAGCCAAACCGGCGCAGCATGCGGCTTCAGACCATACCGTCCGGCCATGCGCGACTTGTCTTCCACCATGACAACGGGTTTCCATCTGAGAAGGGTCTTTTTTCCTCCTTCAAGGGCGAAGGGTTCAAAGCCTTCCAGATCCAGCTTTACAAAGCCCACATTCGGGAGCCGCATTTGGTCGATCGTGGTAATGGAGAAGTCACTTCCCTCACGTACATACCTGCCGCCGGTGTTTCCACCCTCGTACTTCTCATCTTCGCAGAGCGTTCCCTTGCCGGGTTTGTCGCCCAATGCGAGCCGGTGGAGGTGAACGTTCTGCCTCTCGCCCACATTCGCGCGGAGACAATCGAAGGTTTCCTCACTTGGTTCAAACGCATGAACTCCATCGAAGCGATCCGCCATGATTTCGGTCCATGTCCCGACATGAGCGCCGCCATCTATCGCGGTCCCGAAATTCGTCACGAGGGATAGCGCTCGCAATAACCTGTCGGTCTGCCATCCGCCTTCTTCAAGCGCTTCCAGTTGCTGTGTCTCACAATCTGGAACCCAGTATTTCCCGGCCTTCTTCATGCAGATACCCTTGCTGGATAGGATGCACCAATTTGCTTACGCTCTTCGCCCTTGAGGTGGTCCATGTACTGCCCAAGAGGCGATTGAAACCACACATGACCTCGACCCTCTGGTGTCATGTTCTGCGACCGAACGCGGCCACGTTCCCGGCACACATCGAACACGTAACTGTCATGCTGTTCCCGCATCCTGAAAACTTCGTCACTCTGATAGGCGCCAGCCCAGTCTTCGATTAGGTTTCGGGCATGTGGGAGCCGAAACGCGAGGAAACCGCACTCGCTATGTGTGTTCTTTCTACCCAGGTATGCGCATTCCCGGCCCTGCAGTACCCTTTCGACCAGATCGGCCGGCACGGGAGCTGTTGTCACCACGTCCGCGTCAATCCAAACCAATATCCCCGCATCCGTACGCCTGGCAGCGTCTCTGACAGCAAAAGGCTTCCTGCAGAACTTCACCGCGTTCGTCCGGTAAGACCTGCCCTTCCCAATGTCGTTCCTTGACCAGCAAGCCGCTGGTACCATGCCGTTGGCCGATGGGTCCGAGTAATGCCGAGAGATGAACTCTGTACAGCCTTCCACGTTCCACAACATGCGGGTTTGCGCCCTCGGATGTCGTGTGCCGTCTTCTACGTATGCGACCAGATCAACCGTGCGCGGCCAATGTCGCTCAAAACTGTCGAGAAACCTCTTCCCGTAAAGCTCATATCCGGCAGGTCCAAACGAAGTTACGACTGTCACCCTATTTTGGGGCATACGCGAATTGCTCCTTGATATATGTCCATGCAAGACCGTTGGTCAG